CGGTGGATCAGACATACAAGAGTTTGCTGCTGAGTTCGTGGGTAACGGAGAGTTCCAAGCGCTACTGAAGCAGATTAAACCCCCTAAAGGCGACAGTTTGTGGACGCGTATAATCCAGACTATCGCTGAGTTCTTTGGGTTGCGTAAAGCCGACACTGCTTATGACACCACGCTTAAGTTCTTAAACGACCTTCTGGATGTATCTCAAGGTATAGAGCCTACGCTTGCAGACACTTTGTATTTGGGCAATGGCGATGTTAACCAAGTGTTAGGTGAAGTAAGCGATAACATAGCGTCTCGTAATGTTGATGCGGCTTTAGACAAATTATCTAGAGTGAAAGACGATAAGGCTAGAGTATGGGCGTTGGGCACTGCCAGCCTTAGTAACCTGCAAAATATGTTTGGTGAGACCTCACCTAGATATAAGAACAAAAACCCGTTGCCCATCGGTAGGCTGTTACGAGCTATTGAAAAGAAGCGCGGCGAGGTTAACACAGAGATAGACAAGACTAGTAAGAACATACGGTCTATGACTAAAGCGGAGCGGGAAGCAACGCCTGCGCAAAGAAAAGCATTTAATGACCTTGCTATTGACGGGCGTCTCCTCGGCATAGATATTTTTAAGCCCGCTCCTAAAGGAGCCAAGGCTAAGGCTGACTACCAGAAACTCATGAATAGGTATAAAAACCTACCCAAGGGTCTGCAAGAAGCGTATAAAACTTTGCGTGAAGAGCTAGATAGGTATTTAAAAGAATACGTAGAGCTTATTAACGAAGTCCTTCCTTCAACAGCAGCGTCTAACCTACTAAAAGACTTCGCTACGCTAGAGGGTGTTGCTGCATACGTACCGTTTGGGCGTGACGGAGAGTATTGGTTCCGCTATAGAGACCCTGAAAACTTAGATGCTGAGGGAAACCCTAAAGAAACTCCTATGGCAGCAGAGTCACCCAGAAAGCGGGAGATGGCGGTAGCTGCGCTAAAAGCTAAGCATGGGGCGAACTTTGAAGTCCAAGTCTACGACAACATTTCTTCTATGCGTGTACCCAAGGGACTGCCCGAAGGCCAGTTTGTCACCAAGCTTGTGGGTGAACTTCGCAACAATAATGTAGATGAGAAGATAGTCGAGCAGATATACCAACAGTATGTCTCTATGTTCCCAGAGAACTCTATAATCCAGCAGTTCAAGAAGTCAAAGAATCTGCCGGGTATGGACCGAGACGTAATTACAGGCTACTCGAATGTTGCTATAAAGTGGGCAAATAAAATTGCCAACACCCGCTATAACCCTGAAATAGAAACAGCAATTACCGAGATTGGTAGAGTTGCAAAGGAGTATCACGGCGGCGATAAAAACATTACGGCTGCTGCAAAAGGCTTACAGATGCAGGAAGATTTCTTCCTAAATCCAAGGGTTTCTCCTTGGGCATCTAGCCTTACTTTCGCCAGTTACTTTGAATACATACTTGGTAGTGTGTCGTCCGCTGTAGTTAACTTAACCGGCTTAGTGTTCATGGTTACCCCTATGCTGGGCGCACGGACCACTTACCCTAAAGCGCTTAGTGCATTACAAGCCGCAGGTGTAACGGCGACTCAAGATTGGGGCACTACAGCTAAGTACAAAAAGATGCACGACGAACTTGATAGCCGTGGGTTGTTAAAGCATACGCTAGCACGCGAAGCACTTGAAAGAGGTAAGACCAAAGGCAAGGACTTTAACGGAGTGTTTTATCGTACTGTTGACTTCCTCTCTACTCCTTTTGCGGCTAGTGAACGCTATATGCGTTCAGCGACAGCCATTGCTGCTTATGATCTCGCCATGGCAAATGGGATACCATCGGAGGGCGTGCCCGCAAACAACCAAATGGCTGCAATAGATTTCGCTGCTAAGATGGTGCGTGATGCGCACACTGGTGGTATGGCTGAAACTATGCCTCGTTGGATGCAAAACGATTTCGGTCGCGTAGTTTGGACGTTTAAAAATATCGTGTTCCAACAAGCCTACGTGCTTGGTACTGCTATGAAGCAGGCGTTCATAGACTCTGATTTACCCCCTGAAGTTAAGCGTGCCGCCATACGCCAAGTACTTGGGACTTACGGTTTAAGCTTTGCATTCCTAGGGGTCAAAGGCATGCCGTTCTTCGGGGCAACTACCGCACTTATGCGTTTCGTGGAGTTCTTAATCCCAGATGATGACGAAGAGCCTTACGATCCCAAAGTGCAACTCAACGAAACGTTCGACGATTTTTTCTATCAGGGCATGATTGGCTCGTTGCTCAACGTAGATGTGAGTTCTCGTGCCGCGCTGGCTAACGATATTTTATGGCGGGATGACCCAAAAGCTATTGAAGACTATGGCTACGTACGCCAAGCGATGTTCCTTTTGGGCGGTCCCATGGCATCCTACGCAATTGGGGTAGAACGAGCCATTACAGAGGACTTACCAGCAGGTAGATACGGTTTTGCTTTTGAAGGTGTAGCCCCTACGTTCTTACGCAACGGCGCTAAGTCCTTCCGATATATGCAGGAAGGTGCCCGCAACAGGGACGGAGACCCCATAGACACTGATATCAACGCATGGAACTTGATGGTGCAGGCAATTGGATTTACTCCAGCCGACCTGTCTAATACTTTCGATCAGCGTTCAGCAGCTAAAAACTTCGAGAACAAGATTCTTGCAAGAAAACAACGCATACTAGATAAGTACAAAGCTGCTAAGAAAATGGGTAATCGTGAGTTAGAATCTGAGGCAGTGAGGGAAGCCCGCGAGTTTAGGCGCCAGTTCCCTACACTAATGGATGACAACACTTTAGAACGCTCATGGAAAGCAAGTGTTAGGGTGGATCGTGAAGACACAATGGCAGGCATTACCTTTACTAAGGGTCTGCGATACATGACTGACGAGTTCTTCGAATAGCTACACCCGCCAAATACGGATGCCTTGAACCCCGTCTTCTAAAACGATCTTGTGTACGAACTTGTACTTAAGGCGTTTTAGAGTCGGGGTTATTTCTTTCAAAGCATTGGGCGGATCAAGGCAAGGTATAAAGAAAGAATACCCCACCTTAAAGTTTTTCCAGTTTATCTCGTACCTAACCTTCTCCACCTGCATCTTCGTCACTCGTAGGTATAAGTGCATCCATGTCCAAGAAGTCTGGATGACTAGCGTCAAATATCAAACACCGTACTGCCGTGGACATTAAACTACTGCCCTTAGCTAAGCGCTTATTATCTATTTTTAATAGTACACCGTTTTTCTCTAACTGTTTTAAGGTGTCTTTGTAGTTAATTTGCAGGTCTACACAGTCATCTTTAAACGTTTTAGCGGTTATAAATAGCTTCTTTGTGTCGGGTTCATACCGCATTAAGAGCGCACCTTTTGGTAGAAGCTCTGGGAACTTACCGATGTTAGTGCGTTGGTCCACGCCGTCTTCTACTACTAACATGTTGTTGTTATGCCGGTTAATGAAGTCACCTACCACGGTGCTAGGGTTGCTGACTGGAGCCGTTGTATCCTTGCGCATCTCAAGTACGTGCTTTGATATTTCGCTGTAGATTTTTCCAATGTTCCACCCTTCTAACAAACCTAATCTTTTAGCTATGTAGCCCCCTGCAATGTTTACCGCTAGTACAGCAGACCAGTTACGTTCCCTCTGACTAAGGCGAAGCTCTTTATCAATCTTGGCTTGCACCTTAAAGATAAGGTCCTTTACTTCTTCTAGGTTGCCTATTACATACTGCATATAAACTTCCCCAGCTACTCCGTAGTTACTATTCAACATGTGATCTAGTATGTCCTTTCCTTCTTGAGTAGAGATAATAGGTTCTGCCGTGTAAGGAACTTTAAATTCTAGTAGACGCATCATTTCGCCATCAGGGTTATTTTTAAGTACGCCAAGCTTTTCGTAGAACGACGCATTAGAACTTGCTATGGAGATTGTCCTCCACGTTATGCTGTTCTCCCGAAGCTCGTTTGCACTAGCCTTTGCTTTATCTTTACCCCTACCTTGTGAGTAAGCATACAGCGTTCTTGATGCGTCAGCCGGACTCATGTTGGTTATCTCGTCCATGGTGTTAACTATGTTATTCAAGAAACCAATCTTCAATATCTTTCCGACATCGGTATCGTCAGGCGTGCCAAGCAGCATTTCAGGATCACCAAATATGCTATTAGCCATACGCAAGATTGTTGTCTTGCCCGTGCCTGAGTCGGAGTGGATAAAGTTTATTACCGCACCCTTTTGCCCAGTAAACTTTAGTAGTGGGGCACCAAAACCAGACAGTGCACCAAACGCCTGCACTTCGAGTCCTTCCCTACTATACAGCTCGAAAACTTCTTTCCACCTTTCCAATGAGCCTTTCGGCTGGAAGTAAGGAACCATATTAGCAATGGCGCTAGCAGGGGGGCTATGGTAAGTATCCGTAGCTTTTATTTCCCTGTCGCCTACAATAAATACGCTGTCGTTATCAGCCCATCCAAATTGCGATCTCATAATCTGTGCCTTGTTCACATGTTGAAGCTCTCTAATAAAAGCCAACAAGTACTCCGTTATATACTTATGACGAGTCTCGTTGCCGACTACGCCGTACTTAGCTAGTTCTTTACGCAGCTCACCACGCTCGGTAAGCTTTGTGTTAGATACTACAAATTCCTTTACACCGTCTTTTGGTAAGTGGTGCTTGAGCACTGCGACGAACCCAATTATAGGGTCTTCCATAAGCTTAACTACGTATAAATCATTGTCGTATACGAGCTTAGGTTTAGAAGCTTCGTCTTCGTCGTCGCCGTTTTCTCCTTCTTTGTATATACCCCCGTTAGCACCTCGGAAGTAACCATCAGGGAGAGTAGGTATCTTGTGCTCTTCTACCAGTTCGCCTTCTACAGCAACCGTGACCGTAGAGCTTTTGGCTCTAGCAATGACACGACCCAGAGATATAGGACTCTTAATCTTTTCTCTGTGCGGGCAACCCTCACACCCGCCGGGGTTATTTATCTCAAACTCGACACAACTATGTGGGCCTTTTATGCCCAGTACTTTTTTCTCTACTAGCGCATAGTCGTAGTCTGGGTGCCCTTCAGACAGCTTGTGTATCGCCGTGTCTCGGTCAGAACAAAACTTAGCAACGGAGAGAGCATCGAACCAACGAGGTTCTGCGAGGGTAGCCCTGTCGGTGTAGCAGGCTGCGAGTTGATTGCACCCTTCTCCTTTACCAGTTAACTGCATGATCTTAGAGAACACGGAGTCGTTGTTTTGCATTAACGCTTTGCCCATGGCAGACATAGGTCGCCTAGGCTTTACTGTTTCCCCTTGCGATACCCCTACAATATCTCGGATAACACCGAAGGGAATGGGGTCTACTACGCTTATAAGCTTAACCGGCTTTGGCTCTACCCCGTCAGCGTCTCCTTTAAAGTTAAAAGAGTTGAGTGGACGTAACACCCTAGCAGACTCAAATACCTTAGTGTCTATATAGAACTCTTTATCTATGCAGAGCTGCCTAAGTCTTTTAGCTACCAGTGTCCACTTATCCCTAGGCACATCCTCAGCCAAAGGCCAATAAGCGTGCAGCCCGTTACCCGAGTTAACCAGCATTGGCTTCGGTAGTCCGACGTCTAAACAAAACTTACGTAGTGCTACTAGTCCGTCTTGTTGTGTTTCGTACCCACTTGGCCTGCCAGTTTTTTCGTCCGCAAAGGACTTGTTTGGTCCACAGTCTATGTCTACCCAATATGACTTGAGAGACTCGACGTTATCTTGTGTACGGCTCTTACCGTTTTCAAACTTTGCCAAAGCAAAGAATACGCACCATCTATCTGCTACATATTTTTCTATCTCGGCGTCTAGTTCCTCTCTGGTTTCCACCATAAACTGACGCGTTGTAGTCTTATATTTGACCGCAAGAAAACCGTACCACCCACCCGCAGGGCGTACTAGGTCTATGAGGTCTGCGTTTTCCATTAGGCTACTGCTCCAACTTTGCTATGAATTTTTCTATCTTCATTGCTACTGGGGCTTTAGGATTGGAAACTCCTGCAAACCAGTTATAGACGGCTTGACGGCTGACATCTAATTTCTTAGCCACTTCGGCAACGGGCACATCGTGTTTGATGCACACCGCGCCAAAGTAAACGCCAAGAAGCTTTTTGTCGGCAGCCTTATTTAACTCCATAAGTTTTAGGCTATATCCGTAACTCATTAGGCGTCTTCACTCCCCCACTCGTCAATAATAGATGCTAGCGGGTCTTCGCTTTCAGCCGCAGGAGTTTCTTCTTCCTTCTTCTTAGTACGCTTTACTGGCTCCGCTACTTCTTCCTCTTCAGGTTCTTCGGAACGCGTGACTACAGGTGCAGGCTTATCAAGCTTTGGAGTTTTGCTTACTCCATCAGTCTGCGCAGCAGTGAGCTTAGTGTACATCTCGGTCTCAGGGCGTTCTTGTGCCGCCAAAACTAGCGCATATTCTGCATCGCTGACCTCGCGTACTGGAGAGAATACTAGCTCCATAGTTTCTGCGTTGCTGTCGAAGCTTATGTTAGTTACAACGAGGTCAGGTGACATGCCGTTATTTACGAGGAACTTAACGTAGCTTTCGAAAGGGTGGATGTTGCCAGTGCCTTTACCGAACAGAGATTTTGCTGGGATGTTAAACTGGTACACTGTGCCAGACTCATCACCCTCAAGCATTAGAGAAACTCGGCGTTGGTAGCGACAAGCTTTACCGCCATTATCACCCGAGCCTTTTATGTTTCTAGGGCAGTCTGCGCAGTTACCATGCTGTGGGTCGGATGCACCTGCTTCAGGCTTGTCGCCGTTGTTTGACCAGCAGTTAGGTAGCGTAGCTTCTTTGTTGGGGTCGAACTTTTCCTTGTAGTAGATGCGAGAGACATTAGTCAGCATGCCAACAACAATAGCATTGAACTCACCTCGGATAGCGTTACCAACTTGCTCTCCGTTAACCATCTTCTTAAACGTGCCGTTGATGTTAGCCTGAATGCGGCGGTTGCTTACTGTAGAAGTAGTGGCAAGCTTTTGTGCCAAGGCGCTTTGGCGGCGCTCTGTAGACACGCCGGTTTGTCCTGTAAAAATTGAAACATTGTTACTCATTATAAGATTTCCTATTTCTTAGTTGGTTTACGTATAGAGACAGCATACTTACGGTCTGATTGCAGTCCGATAGGCAGTGCGTCGGGGTTTTCTTCAAGAAACTCTTTCATGTGGGCGTTATGAATTCGTTTCTCTAGTAGATGATAAGCATCGTTTTCTGCGATGAACTTATACATTTGGTCCTAATCGCTAGTCCAGTAGGAGGAATAAACCCTGCGGGTCAGCGTACCAAAGGGAGTCTTTATGCTATCTATATCTTCCTTGGAACATAGGTCTAGCATGCTGGCACTAACGAGTGCCTGTTTTTCTTTTAGTGCTTTTATCTCGTCTTCTTTTGCTTGGATGGCTTCGCGTAGTTTTATGTACGCTGCCACCATCTTTCCTGCTGTTTTGTCTTCCATTGCTCCTTCCTTCCAATAAGGGGGATAGAGAGAATACCATTTGGATAGACAATGTCAACAGTTATTCTATTTCTTTTCTATAAAGTTCTACAATCTTGTTGTGGTTAAGAACATTGTTTTTCAGCATCGCGTACAGCCTAGCCTCAACCTCACTACCTTGTATGTGCACGATGGTCATACTGTGCTTTTGCCCCGGCCTGTCTATACGGGCATTGGCTTGCAAGTAAGTTTCTACGCTAGTTACAGGGGCGTACCAAATTATAGTATCCGCCGCTGTCAGGGTAAGTCCGTGCGATGCAGCTTGTGGTTGTATGATAAGTACTTGCGGGTCAGCTTTGGTTTGGAAGTCTTTGAAAATTTTACTGCGGTTGTTTAACGTAACCTTACCCGAGATGATTTCCGACGGTATTTTGTTCTTGTTTAGAAAGTCCTTTAGCAAATCTATCGTGTGCGTAAAAGGAACAAAAACCAATACTTTATGCGGAGCTTCGTTGATAACCTCAAGTACTACATTAAGTCTATTCTTCACATCGAACTGCACAACTTCTCTATCGTCCGAGTAGACCGCACCTCCTGATATTTGCAGCAACTTATTCAAGTTAGTAGCGGCGTTTACAGAAGTTATCTGCTCACCTGCTGCCTGCATAGTCATTTGTTTTTTAAGGAGTTTATAATACTTTTCTTGCTGCGCAGTAAGCGGGGCTTCTCTTTCTACAGAAACAACAGACGGCAAGTCTAGGCACTGATCTTTCTCAAACCTAATTGCAGGCTGCAATACTTTATGCACAATCTTGTCCGCATTAGGCTTAGGACGCCAGATGTGCTGCGCCACCTTATACATGACTGCATCACGGTAGGGAGTGTAATACTTAGGTACTCGGTGTGGGCTTACTAACTTAGCTAAGCCGTAGGCATCTAGAGGAGATTGCGCTGCCGGTGTACCAGTTAGCATCCACAACCTGTCAATTCCTTTACACAAATCCCGCATTACTTTCCATCTATTGGTTTGCGAGTTCTTGTATGCGTTAGCCTCGTCCACTACGATGAGATCGAAGTTGCCTCGCAAGATCGTGTCTTTCACCACGGCAACGCCGTCGAAGTTTATTACGACAAACTCAGAACCGGCGTTGATTATCTTCTCTCTTGTAGTAGCGGAGCCATGTGCAACTGAACAACTACGGTGCATGGCGAACTTAAATAAGTCTTCTTGCCAAGCGGACTTCATAATAGAAAGCGGGCACACGACAAGCACGCGCTTCACCAAGCCCAGTTTCATGAGGTAGTCTACTGCCCAGATAACCGATGCCGTCTTTCCCGTACCTGCCTCGTTAAAACAGAACGCTTTCTTGTACAGGCTTAGGAATGATGCGGTTTCTTTCTGGTGGTCAAAGGGCGTTAGCTTGCCAGTCCATTCGTAGTCTCTAAGCATAGGAGACGGCACTTCTTTAGCGCCTAACTCAGCAAGAGCAGAAGCTTCTTCATACTCCCACTTAACCGCTAGCTCTACAAAACCGTCCTTTTCACCGACTCGTTTGCAGTTCTTTATTTTATCCGTGACTAACTCTGGGCGCCGAGTCTTGAGAACTAGCGCCTTATCTTTAACTATTCTCATGCTTTAGACGTCTTCTTGCGCTCACGCTTACTGGTTTCAGATACAAGGTTGCCCTTGGAATCTCGCTTGAAGGAACGGTT